CAGTGGCATGAGCGCCTCGGGGTGCCCTCGGTGGATATCGAGCCGCGACGCGATGCCGATAGCAAAAACTCGGGCCGCTATGATGTCTACGTTTCGCCCATGACGCGCAGCCATGTGCAGATCGACTCCGATGTGATCGATGCGTTCTACGCCTATCACGATGGCCTGCTGGATGTGGCCGAGCACGAAGATAACCCGGACTATGACAGCAACTATGCGCGCTTTGCCGAAAAGGCGCTGCGCATCGGCCTGTTGGTGGCATCGCTCGAGCATGGCGACCATTTGGCGATGCCGGCGTGGGCGCTGGCGCAGGGCATCACCGAGCGCTGGCGCCGGTCGCTGCACGAGCTATATGCCCAGGCCAGCGAGCCGCCTCCCAATGAGCAAGAACAACGGGAAGAGCAGGCGATGCAGATTATCATGCGCCATGGGGAGATGACGGCCAATGAAGTAGCGCGCTATGCCTGGGGCGTATCGAGTGGCGAAATGGTCAAGATTCTGGACGGGCTGGTCGATGCCGGGGCGTTGGACCGTATGGCAGAGACGCGGCGCGGAGCGGTGCGTTATGCAGTTGCGGGTCGACATAATGAAGCGTAGAGGAGTAGAGAAAGTAGAGAGTAGATGATGCCCTTTTTTCTCTACTGTTCATCTACTCCTGATGTAACCGTAGAGAAAAAAGCGAGATCTCTATCGCCTCTACTCTCTACTCCTCTACGCTTCGATGAAACCAGGAGGCTGTGATGGACGGTGTACACGCTTTTGTGACTACACGGCGTGCGGAGAATCGCGCGCCGCTGGAGGCGCGTTGGGCCGTTGCCGAGCAAGCGTACGAGGACCTGCAAGCCCTAGAGACGCGCGTCGGCCAGGGCGTCGTCTACGTCAATGCGCACAAGGACGACGCCAGGGCGCGCAAGCTGCTGGGTGACTTGCGCGTGGAACTGGCCAGGGCGACGCAGGCATATGATGATGCGTTTCTGGCGTTCACGCAGGCTGAAGAAACGTATCTGCAAAGCGTGCGCGAGTGCCGTCTATGCGGCGCGTTGGAGGAGGGATCGTCATGATTGACAGGGAAGAGCTGGACGCGCTGCGGAAGGCGAAGGCAGATGCCGAAAATCTGCTGATGGCTGCCTATATCGTGCTGGGACTGTGGTTGCCAGAACATCCACTGACCAAGCAGATCAAGACATGGCTAGAGAAAGCGCGGCAATGAGCAAGCAACGCCAGCGCGGTAACGCCCTCGAGCGCTACATCGCCAAGCGGCTGGGCGGCACGCGCGTAGGACACTATGGAGGTGAGGACGTGAAACACGATTGGTTGAGCATCGAGTGCAAAGAGCGGCCTCTGCCGCTTTGGCTGAGGTACGCGGTGGATCAAGCGCGGCGGCACGCCACGGCGGACAAGCTGGCGATTGCGGTGCTGCATGGGTTGAATCGGCCACACGATGAGGACCTGGTGGTGATGCGGCTGGCGGACTTCGAAAGCTGGTTCGGCGATGACCATCCAACAAGCTAGGCTGGCGTTCTGGCGCGCGTGGGCCGAATGGTATCGTGTCTTTTGCAACGATCGCGCCTCGATCAAGCGCACGACGGCAGCAATGAAAGCGTATCTGGCGGCGAAGAGGCAACTCAGGGAGGTGGCTAGTGAATCATAGAACGGTGTTCGCTGTGGCGGGGCTGCTGTGGTGGGCAAGCCTAATCGGGGCGCTCTGGGCAAGCCTCTTCGGGATGGATGTGCGCTGGTGGCATCTGCTCACGTTCGGGGTGTTGGGGTTGCTGTCCACGGTGATGGCGACGGAGCCGAGGCCATGAGTGAACAGGAATCCTTCTATGATACGGAGGCGACTGTGAAAACGGACATGCGACGCCAACGGATCCGATCCCTTCTCCTGGAGCGCAAGCTCGAAGGCCGGGGCGCTACGGTCTTGGAACTGGCGAACATGTATAACGTATCCCCTCGAACCATTCAATATGATCTAGCGAAGCTTGGCACCGAGCCGGACTACGAGCCGATTGTGTTAGATGTGTGGTATGAATGGAGGATGCTGTGATCTACACCGAGTATGAGGCGGATGAGGCGTGGCTGGATACTGAGGCGTCCAAGCCTGAACCGTGGTGGCAAACGCCCGAACTGTTGCCACATGAGCAGCAATGGATGGCCGAGATGAATGAGTTCTGTGGCGTGGCGTTTGGCATGATGCAGGCCATGGCCAAGGCGCTAGAATCACGAGAGGAGGCTACCAATTGGGACAGCCTGGAACGCGGCGAGAGTGGCCAGGGAATGATTGTGGCGGATCAGGGCCAATGGGAATGGCCAGCTGGGCCTTTGCAAGACTGGGACTGGTACGACGACGATCCGCTAGAGCCAGACGAGGGGGCCGACGATGAACAGGCGTGACTTTTTGCGCGGGGTAACGGGTAGCGCGACGCTGGCCATTATGCCAACGGGCCAACTGTTGCGCCGACTCGGACGCATCAAAACGCCAGACGAATTGGCGCTGGCAGAGATTGGCAAGATCGCCGAACAGATAGGCCAGGTATTCAGCTTGTTATCTGTGGACTTGGCAGAGATTCCGCCTATCACAGAGGCGGACACGCTAGCGATGCGCCACGAGTTGCTCTTGCGGTGTCATAGAGACGTTCCCGACATGCCATGGGAATGGATGGAACATCCCAATTGTCGGTGCGTGACGCTGGAGGTCGATCATGATGCTTGACGCGCTCTGGGTGTTCGCTGTGCTCCTGGCGACGGCATGGCTGGCGATCTTGGCAGAGGCGTAAAGATTGCGCGCAGAACGACGGAATTTGACCCATTGATGTGCTAGACTGTCAGTAAGGGACAGTCTAGCTTTTTGTTTGGCTCGCCAGTGGATAGAATCGCTGGCCCGATAGGGTTGCTTTCTGGGCAGCCCTATCCCTAGACTTTTGGCGGGAGCGCGCCAGGCCGCTTGCGGAAGCAGTGGCGGGCGGGACTGGCGCAATATGTCAGGAATATGTCAGATTTTAGATGGACACCAAAGCGCGAGAAGGCCGCCTTGCTTTTGGCAGAAGGTTATACAAAAGCAGAGACGGCTGAGCAATGTCATATAACGGAGCGCACGCTTTACCGTTGGGCGCGTGATCTTGATTTTGCTACAGAGATTGATCGCCTGACATTCCTCACGGGCATTGCAAGGCGCGCTGAGCGCTTGCGGCTGGCTATGCGAGTTGTTCGCCAGAGAGTGCGCAACGGCAAAATAGAGACAGACAAAGACCTGCTCGATTGGGTCAAATTCGCACAATCGGAGACCGATGGCGCAAAGCTCGACATTACCGCTCTCTTTGAGAATGTGGCTCAAGCAGCGGGAATCAACCTTGACGAATCGGCCCAGCATGGTGAGGCTGAATCTGCATCCGAAGCAACGCCAGATCAAAGCTGAGGCGCGGCGATTCAACGTTGTCGATTCAGGGCGCAGATTCGGCAAGACGATCATGGGCCAGGACTTGCTTTTGGGGCCAGCGCAACAGGGCTATCCTGTGGGCTGGTTTTCGCCTACCTACAAGATGCTCATTGAGCCATGGCAGGCGACGAAAGAAACAGCGCGGCTCATCACCACACGGCGCAGCGAGCAAGAGCATCGCATCGAGTTGATGGGCGATGGCGTTATCGAAATGTGGAGCCTTGACACGCCAGATACGGCGCGTGGGCGCAAGTATCGGCGCATCGTGATTGACGAAGCGGCGTTGGTGCCTGACCTGGAGGCGGTCTTTCATAGCATCATTCGGCCCATGCTGGCCGACTATCGTGGCGACGCCTGGTTCTTTAGCACGCCGAAAGGGCGCAACGGATTCTATCGCTTTTGGGAACGTGGCCAGGATCCGGCGCAGCCCGAGTGGAAGTCGTGGAAGTTCACCACGTATGACAATCCCTACATCGTGCGCGAAGAGATCGATGCCATGCACGATGAAATGCCGGAAATGCGATTCACGCAAGAGATACTTGCAGAGTTTGTGGATGATGGGGGACTGGTCTTCCGCCGCGTGATGGACGCGGCCACGGCGACGCCAAGCCGGGGCGATGGCCAATACGCCATGGGTGTGGACTGGGGCAAGCACGAGGATTTCACCGTCATCACGGTAGTGGATGTGGTCAATCGCGCCATGGTGGCCATGGATCGATTCAACCAGATCGACTACGCCGTCCAGACCCGGCGGCTCAAGGCACTGGCCGAGCGCTACAATCCGACGGTGATTATTGCCGAGCGCAACAGCATGGGTGAGCCGTTGATCGAGCAGCTACAACGCGACGGCCTGCCGGTGCGGCCTTTTCTGACCACCAACGCTACGAAAGCCAAGGTGATCGAGGACCTGGCGTTGGCATTTGAGCGCGGCGAGCTGGCCATCTTGAATGACCCGATTTTGATTGGCGAGCTCCAAGCCTACGAGATGGACCGCACGCCTAGCGGCATGGTGCGCTACAACGCGCCGCAGGGTATGCACGACGACACCGTGATCAGCCTTGCGTTGGCTTGGCAGGCATGCGCCAGTGGCACCTATCGCCAAGCCAAGAGCTACCAGGGATAACATATGCCACAAACGGACGATCTCAAGCTGGCCTACACAACGCTCGCCAACAAGCAGGCGCTCTACGCCAAGCTGTGGGACTATTACGACGGCAATCAGCCATTGCGCTACAGCGCCGAGAGATTGCGCCAGGTCTTTGAGCACATGGATACGCAGTTTAGCCAGAACTGGTGCGCCGTGGTGGTGGACGCCGTGCTGGATCGTCTCAACATTACGGGCTGGACGGTGCAGGGCAGCCGGGCGCTCAGCGACCAACTCAACGACCTTTGGACGCGCACCGAGATGACGCTGGATGACGTGGACGCGCATCTGGCAGCACTCGTCATCGGCGAGGCGTTTGTGATCGTCGGGCGCGACGAAGCCAGCGGCGAGGTCGAAGCCTATTACAACGACCCGCTGCTTTGCCACCTTTGGTACGAGACGAATCACCCACGCCAAAAGCGCATGGCGGCCAAGTGGTGGATCGACGACGAAGGCAAGCGGCGTCTCACGCTCTATTACCCTGATCGCCTGGAGCACTACGTCTCAAGCGGCAAGGCCGAGAACGTCAGCAATGCAGCGGCGTTTGTCCCAGCCGAAACGCCAGTGGAGACCAACATCTGGGATGAGATCCCGATCTTTCACCTGCGACGCTCGCGGCGTTCGGTAGAGAGCGAGCTGACCAATGTCATTCCCATTCAAGACGCCGTCAACAAGCTCATGAGCGACATGATGGTGGCCGCTGAATTCGGCGCCTTCCGGCAGCGCTGGGTGATCAGCAACGCTGACCTGGGCACATTGAAGAACAGCCCCAACGAGATTTGGGATTTGCCCGCTGGCGACGGCATGGGGCAGCAGACCAGCGTGGGCGAATTCGGCCAGGCCGATCTGAACGTGTACCTCAACGCCATGGACAAGCTGAGCCTCTCGCTGGCGGCGATCTCTCGCACGCCCAAGCATTTCTTTTTCGGCGCCGGTGGCGACCCCAGCGGTGAAGCGCTGGTAGCCATGGAGGCGCCTCTCAATGCAAAGACGAGCGCCTACATCGAGCGATTCTCTTTCGTCTGGCGCGACGTGGCACGATTCATGTTCAAGGCCGCTGGTCAGACGGTGGACGAAATGACCATCGAGCCGGTGTTTGCTTCGCCCGAGACAGTGCAGCCCAAGACGCGCTCAGAGGTGCATCTGACCGAGACCAACGCGGGCATTCCGCTGCGCACCGTGCTCAGGCGCGAGGGCTGGAGCAGCGATGAGCTGGACGCCATGGACAAGGACAAGGCCGCCGAGAGCGCAGCCGGTGCGGCGTCGTTTGGC